TCGAGCAGAAACACCAGGCCCTGCTCGGAGCTGGAGCCATAGGACGAAAGATCAACCACACGACGCTGCGAGATGCGCACCAGTTCCACGCTGCTGCGGTTGGTGGCATCCCCCAGTCCCAGCGCCCCGTTGCCGTTGTAGCCCCAGGCGTAGACGGTGCCGTTTTCGAGCAAGGCCGCGCCGTAGTTGTAGGACCCGGTGCCACCATGCACGGCCTTGACCACGGTATTGCCCACCGGCACTTGCACGAAGTTGCCACTGTTGCTGCCGTTGGCGTTGCCCCAATAGGCGCCAGCGCCGCAAGCCCACAGGGTCTTGTCAGTTTTTTTGAGATAGGTGAGCGGTTGATCGTGGCTGCCAGCGTAGACATCCACGACATTGGTCGCCACCTGCACCGGGGTGAACTGGTTGGCAAGATTGCCATTGCCCAGTTGCCCGTAGTCGTTGGTGCCCCAGGCGTGTAATGCGCCGGTGCTGTCCAAAGCGAAAGCATGGACATACGCCCCAAACACTTTGACGATAGTTTTACCGGCGAGACTCCCGCCCGAGCGCGGCATGGCGACGTTGGCTTGGTTGGTGGTGCCGTCGCCCAACTGGCCGTTGGCGTTGTAACCCCACGAGTACAGGGTGCCGTCGTTCTTGACGGCGTAATGGGCGGTGTAACGCTCCCGCCCGGCAGCAATATGGGTGATGCCGGCGAGCACCGGCAATTGTACGAAGTTGTTGCGCTGGGTGGTGTCGCCCACGCCCAGCTGCCCATAACCGTTGTAGCCGCATGCATGAACAGTGCCATCGCTGCACAGGACCAAGGTGCTGTTGCACCCCTCGGTACCGCAGTTCAGTGCCAGCTGGAGCACGGTTTTGCCGGCAATTGAGTTGCTGGCATTGGCACTCATGTTGTACGGCACCGGCTGGTTGGTCGTGCTGCCAGTACCGAGTTGGCCGTAACCGTTATAGCCCCAGCCCCATAGCTGCCCGTTCTTGTCGATGCAGTAGCCGTTGGTGTCCTGGCTGTAATAGAGTTTCGAAGCCCCCGGAAATCCGGGCGGGAATGCGGTGCGTGCTGGGTACGAGCGCGCATAGGTGGTCCCATCGCCCAGCTTCCAGTTGGCATTGCGCCCCCAGGCGCGGATGCTGCCATCGGTCATGATCAGACCGAACTGGCGGTAGCTGTTGGGTTGTGTGTTGCTTGCGTTTTCTGGCAATTTCAGCGCCTTGGTGCCTGAGCGCACATCGGGTGTCGCCCACACCGGTACGCCCTGTGCACCAATGGTCAGCACCTGCCCGGCTTGGCCCACGGGCAAAGCGACCAGCTGGTTGCCATCGAAGTAGATGACCTCCCCCGGCAGGCTCGAGACCCCTTGGGTGCCTTGCGCAAACAGATCCCAAGCCGGGGAATTGGCGTGTGGTGTCACGCTCGTGGTGGCATCGGCGAGGCATACAAAGCTATCGCCGTTGTGGCCGACCACGTCTTGGCGGGCGTAAGTGGCACTGGCGTCATACGCACCGCGCCAGGTAAAAGCAATCTTGCCCAGAGAAACGGTTCCCATGAACAGTCCTTGAAGAAATGGAAAATCGGAATTCAGAACAGGATCGGTGACGGCGCGAAGCGATGGTCGCTGTCGTCATCCCCGATCTGGCCGTATTGACCATGGCCGGTCGACATGACCTGGCCATCGGCGGTGAGGAAGTGGTAGGCACCGTTGTGATATTCCCCACCTTCGCCGCAACCCATCGTTCCAGAGCGTGAGAAATCCACAATCGGCCTATCGATCAGCACGAAACGGTTGGGCGAGTTGCCCGAATCGGCGTAGCCGTTGCCGCATTGACCGGAACCACCCATGCCCCAGCCCACCGCCTTGCCGTCAGCTCGCAGTGCCATGGCCGATGAGCCATAACTGCTGCCGTACATACGCAGCTTGGTCACTTGGGTCAGGAAGTCGCCCCCGATGGTGGCCCACTGCGCGCGATTGCCATTACCACCCCCCAGGTTGTAGCCGTCATAACCCGTATGGCGGACAGTTCCATCCTGCATCAGCACGAGCGTTCGCCCATAACCACCGGACACCGCGTAAGCATCTGCCACGCCATCAAGGACCTTGTACGGGAACAGTGCATGGCCCGAGAAGATCGATCCGGTGTACCCGGTGCCCCAGATGCCAGAGGTCTGCCCTTCGTCATGGCCCCAACGGTAAAGCGCGCCATCTTCGAGGATGACACCATAACTGCGGTAGTACTGGCTGCCCGCCACCCAATGAGCATCGGACTCGGAGCAGAACACTTTCTTGACCCGCTTTTCTGTGCCCCAAGGCATCCAGAGGCGGTGGGTATATTGGTCGCTGCCGAAGCCACAGGAATTGGCTTCGCCGGCAACCCATAATTTGCCAGCAGTGTCGATCAGGTAACTGGCGGCATAGGTACCGCCTGACAGGAACACCGCTTTGATCGGGGTGTCTGCAGTGAATGGTACAAGTTGCGGCGTGGTCACCACTGCGGTGTGGCCCAAGCCAAGGCTGCCCTGCTGGTTGGCGCCCCAAACATAGACCCTACCTTGTGCGTCCAGGCATGCGAGCATGCGGTAGCCATACCAGTCATGGCCAGTGACCATCTGTTTGACCACCGCGTTGGCCGGCAATTGGCCGACCCCATTGACGCGTCGGGGTACCGGATTGGCGCTCGCCGTCGGTGAGCCATAGCCGCTGTTTCCCCCGGCGTGCCAAAGTCCACCCTCGGCATCGATAAAGTAGGTGTCATCCCACAAGCAGGTCACCGACACGACGCGAGGAGTGCCGGGTGGGAACGCCACCCGCGCGGGAAAGGTGCGGCCAATGTCGCCGGTATTGCCAGTCCCTTGCTGCCCGACAAGGGCTCGACCCCACGCACGCACCGAGCCGTCGTTCATGATCGCGGCCATGAAGTAGTTCGAGCTGTGATAATCCGCAGCCGCGCGGTCGGTGTTCATCAATGCCGTGGCAATCGTGCCATTGCGATCGGCCATGAAGCGAAACTCCACGCCGTCAACGCCATTGGAGTGAAGCACCATGCTGCCAATGCCACCCACGGACAACCCGCCAGTGAGTAGATGGCCCTTGAGCACCGCATCTTGTTGGCCGAGTGCAAAGGGCTGAGGCAGGCCGTGGCGAATGACCCAGGCACCACCGTCCTTGAAGACCACTTCACCCTCTTGATAGCTCAGGAACGGCGAGTAGATGCCGCGCCAGCGGTAGCCCAGTACCGAGATATCGAGATTCACAGTTGTACCTCCAGCGCGTTGTTGTGAATCGCGAAGGTCACGCCTTCGGTCAGAGTCCATGCCAGGAAGTCCTGGACATCAACATCGGCATCACGCCCTTCGGTGAGCAGCAACTCTGAGCCGTCGCTGGACAGATGAAATCCGTAGAAACGCGGCAAGGCGGCGGTATTGACCAACTCGTAGCCGGATTCATCGGCCTTGACCTTCAAAAGCATGCCGCGTGCGCCCGTCAAGGAGTCGGGCAAGCCAACCGCCAACAGACGAGCGATGACCTGCTGCAACACGCTTTCCGCATCGACCAGGATCTGATTGCCGCTGGTCTGGACTAACTGCAGCACGGCATTGGTGTCGGTGACGCCTTGGCTGGCGGCAGACTGTGCACGGTCGGCTTCGCTCGAAGACAACTCCGCCGAGGTCAGTGCATCCTGGGCGGCAGATTGGCTTTGCGCGAGGATGCCTTGGGCCGCGAAGTTGATGCGGGCATCGGCATCATTCAGCAGCTTGGCCACGGTAACGACAGTGCCACCTTCGGTGCTCACCGTCTCAAGGGAACTGCCATGCACAACGGCATGCAACAGCGCACTGTCGGTCGCCACCCGCGTGACGGCATCGTACAGATCGGTTTGTAGGCTCATGTCAATTTTTCGAGTCAGATTTGAATAGGCAGATGTCGCGGCAAAGTGACATGCACCAACTGGTGCAGCTCGCCGCGCATCGCGAACAGGTCGTCAGCGTTCAGCTCCAGCATCAGATTGAGCGCACCTTCATCGAGCGTGGGCCGCTCGCGGATTTCCAGCTCGCCCTTGACGTCCCAGCGTCGGGCCGAACGAAGTTGGGCTTCAAACTGGCGGGTGAAACGAGCTTCATGGGGCAAGAGGCCCAGGCCGCCAAGCAAGGTGATCTCGAACCACTGCCCGCCCTCATCGGCGTGGTACTTGTACCAAGCCTCGAACAGGGCGAACTCAAACTCGCTGAACAGCCAGCGCACGGTGATGCGCGTGGGCGTTTGCCGAAAGCGGCGTCGCTGGCGCGCCGGGCCCGATTCCATTTCAGTGCGCAGCACAGCCTCTTGCGGCGTGAGGCCATAGCCATCGACCGAGGGCAGCGGCAGTGTTGTGGGCCAGGTAACGTTCATCGCATGGCTCCGGCTGCAGGGTTGAGGCCGTAGCGACGCTCGAGCGTCGGCGCCAAGCCGGAACCTTGGGAGATCGACCGAGCCATACGCGCTTCCATCTGTTCGACGATGACATCGAGCCGGGTGCTGCCATCGGGCTGCTGTTGCTGCTCGACGCGGGTTTCCACGCCGCTGGCACGGTTGATCACATTCACTTCCACGTTGACCTGGGGCTTTCCCGCCACGGCACCGCCCAAGGCACGCAACTGCCCCGGCGTGAAGACCGCCTCGCCCTGGCGGGCGATGATCGGTACTTCGCCCGACACCAGGCCACCGGTGTGAAAGCGGCGCGCACCGGCGAACAGGGTGGCACTGACCTGACGCGATGGCAGGCCGTCGCCCCCGAGCAGGCCTCCGCTGTGCGCGATATTGGCGTTCACGCCCATCAGGTCACCCGAGCCCAAGGGCAGCGCGGCGCTGGCCGCCGGCGTAAACAGGCTCATCGCCCAATTTGCCAACGGCAAGGTAATCGCACGTTGGATCTGGATGCGGATCAGGTCGCTGATGATGGAATTGGCCAGGCTATTGAAATCGACCTTTCCGGTCATCACGAACTGGGTGAGCGCATCCTCCATAGACTTGAAGGCACCGGTCACCGCGCGCTCAGCCTGTTTGGCCGCATTCGTCGCATCCTCGATGTAGGTGCGCAGCGCCGATTTGGCACCGAACTCCGCACTGCGCTGGTAATCGGCATTGGCACGGGTGAGGTTTTCAAGAATGGGGAGTTGGCGCGCCAAGGCGTCGTTGATGGCCTCGATGGTCTGGGCACGCAGATCGGCGTCCTGGATTTGGCTGGCTTCCTTGCGCGCAGCCGCTGCGGACTTTTCCAACTCGACGCGGTTTTGAAGGACCGTGCGCTCAGTCGCAGACAGGTCCAGCATCTCGCGCTGTAGCTGCAAACCTTCGATCCGCTGGCGATTGCCGCCAATCAGGGTCTCGACGATCTTGCGGGCGTTGGCTTCTTCTTTTTCGTAGGCTTCGAAGGCCTTGTCTTTTTCTTTCTGGCGCTCGATGGATTCCAGCACCTGAATGTATTTCTCTGCTTCGACCGCAACACCCTTGTAGCCCTTTGCTTCAATCTGTAGGGCGCGGGCACGCAGTTCAGCGGCTTCGCCCTCTTGCGTTCGGGTCAGGCGCGAGCGCAGTTGGTTGAGGAAAGCTTCGCCTTCGTTGAGCTTTTCTGCCGGCTTGGGTTTCTCGAAGCCGGAGATATCCAGGGCTGGGCGTGCCTTCCTGGGTAGGGTCGGCAGAAACTTGTCGTAGATCGCCTGCACTTCCCTGGCTTGCGCTTCTGTGTCGAGCACAAACCGCTGGCCCATGACGCGCACCGTGCGGCGCTGCTCGTCAAAGAACTTCGCGACCCGGTCGGCATAGCCCGGGTTCTGGTTGATGTTGAGCAGCCGGTCATTGGCGGCACGCACATAGTCGTCACGCGCGGTTTGCAATTTGGCGATTTCGGCATCGATGGCCTTGGGGTCCAACCCCATCGCCTTGCCCGAGCGCAGCATATCCGTCTTGAACCAGGTCTCAATGTCCTTGCCGACCACCGACAAGCTGTCAAACGGTTGGGCAATCACGCGCTTCAAGAGCACCGCCGACTCGGCGATGAAGGCCAGGCCCGATGCAACGGACTCGAGGAAGGTAATCGTGGCCTCACGGTTGGCAGTGATACGCTGCAGCTCGTTGCTGAAACTGCCAGTTTCAGTCTGCGCCAGGATGACCTGCTCAGTGAAGTCCGCCAGGATGGGAATGACCGCTGCGCCGATCTGGCGCTGTACGCCCTCGAAGATGGCCGAGAGACGCGTGAGGTTGTCGTTGAAGACCTCGGATGCACGGGCGACGTCTTCGGACATCACGAGGCCCAGGCGCTGGGCTTCTTCCATCAGCGCCGTGATGCCTTCACGTCCCTGGTTGAGGAAGGGAATGATGGCCAGCCCCTCCTTGCCGAAGAGCTTGACGGCCAGCGCGGCCTTGTCCGCACCATCCGGCATGTCGGCGAATTTTTCGGCCAGGTCGAGCAGCACAGCTTCAGTCGGGCGGATTTGTCCATGCGCATCCGTGGCTGAGACGCCCAAGGCCTTTAGGGCGGCGCTGCCTTCATCGCCATTCACCTGGGTGTCGAACATGGCAACTGACAGTTTCTGTAGCGCCTTGGTCAGTCCTTCGGTGGTGACATCCGACAGCTTGGCCGCGTAGTCCAGCGCGGTGAGCGCTTCTACGGAAACGCCAGTCTTTTGCGAGAGTTTGAAGAACTCGTCGCCGACCCGAGCCACCGGCATGACCAAGGCCGTGATACCCACACCCAAGGCAGCGATGCTGGCGCCCGCAATCAGACCAGCAGGACCGAGTTTGCCCAGGACCGAACCCAACAGACCCAGACGCTCGGTGGCGGCTTCGAGCTGGAATTTGGCGTCATTGGCTGCAGACGACAGCAGTTTCAGACCACCAGAGGCTGGCGTGGCTGCCGCCTCGATTTTCTTGAGCGAGCGCTCCCCCTTTTCACCAATCTCGGACAGCTCGGCTTTGACCTTGCCGCCGTCGACCACGGACAGGCGGATGGAGAGGTTGCGTTCAGCCATTTGAAATCAGTCGTCCCGTTATTCGTCTTGCTGCAATGTGCTCATCAGACCCGCCTCGACTGCCGGGAAGAGATCGATCGCAGTGGCCTTGTCCAGCCCCGTGCTCTCGCAGGCCAGCATCCAGGCATTAAGATCCAGCCCCACCACCCGGCCCTGCGCCATGCGCAACTGGCTGGCACAGATGTCAATCGCACTGGCGGCTTGCCAGCCTTCCAGACTCTCGGGCGCGTTCATGGTGTACGGGCACTCGGGGCACGGTTCGGGGCAGCTTTGAAGACAGGCGCTGCAATAGCTCTGCCCGCCACCGAAGTGCCATGCGGTGCGGGCCTTCAGGCGTTTTTTTCTGAATCCAGGGCGTAGAGGCCGGCGAGGTATTCGCGCTCGAAGGCATCGGCCAGGACCCAGTGCTCCATAAGCGCTGCCACACCCTCAGGCGTAACAGCAGCGGGTTTGCCCTTGTCGTCGGCTACACCTTCCCAGGCCAGCACGGCCAGCTTGGCCAGTTCGGTGATGAGGGTGGCGGTGCGCTCTCCGGCGGCAGCGGTATCTGTGCCGGCCACTTTGGATGCGGCATGGCGAGCGGCCATGACGAGTGCCGTGGTGGCGGGACGCACCTGCAGGCGCACGCCGGCGGCCAGCGTGATCCAGTGCGGCTCACGCGGGAGATTGAGTTTGATCATAAGAAACCTCGGTCGGGTGATCAGTAGGAAGAAACGTCGTTCACCAGTTCGACGGTGAACATGCGCGCCACGCTGGCGGCCTTGGCGGCTTGCCACTCGAAAGTGGCCTGGATGCCACCGGGGCCCGAGATGGAGAGCTTGGGTTTGGGCAGATAGACCTCGTGGGCGATGAAGGTCAGCCGGTGATCGGCATCAATCGCGTAGCCAAAGGTCAATTCCAACGGGGTGTTGTTGGTGGCAGCATCGATCAGCGTGGTGTCGGCAAAGCGCACTTCGAGATTGCCGGTGAGGCTCGCCACCGTGGGATCAGCCCCGTCGATCTTGCCGTCGGAGCGGATGGTCTCGATGCGCTCCAGGTTGTTGGCATAGGTCAGCTGCGCCGAGACCACATTGCCCAGCGCCTGGCCTTCTCGCAGGATTTGGCCCTGGAACTGGTTGAAGCGCTGCAATTCGCGAGTGGCCGGGGTGCCATCCAGCGTGGCGGTGCGCCGCCCCTCGCCTTGGGCCACCAGACCCACCGTGGCGTTCGCGGCTCCCGAGCGGGCAAAGCCCACCTGCAGGCTGTTGACCATGACGCCGGAAGCGACGAACCAGGCCGGAATATCTAGCAGACCCGTTTCCAGGGTGAGGCTGGGCAGGCGCGGCTTGCCGGAGGTGAAGGTGTGGGTCACCACGCCCGTTCCCACCGAGGTGGGCTCGCCCAACAAGGCCTTGAGCCACAGGCCGATGTTCCGCACGTCCAGCGGCACGACCATGTCGCCCTCGACCTTGATCACGTCGCGGATGGGTGCACTCGGGTCACGGCCCAGGCCGATCAGATCGTTGGCGATCAGCCCCTGTTCGGAGCCGAGTGAGGTGGAGACAAAGGGCAGCTGCCAGTAGCCATCTACCGGGGTGCTGCCATAGGTGGATTCGAACGCGGCCAAGAGGCTGGCGTTCGCGCCATAGGCACGGGCCATACAGAACTCCTTTTGGATGTGATTTCAGATGTGATTTCAGGAAAGCGGTCCGGCACTGCTGTAGTGCAGGACCACGGGGAGCAGGCAGGCCTTGATGCCGCCGCTGCCCTCCGGGGCCAGTTCATCGAACTTCGGTTGACCGATTTCGGCGTACTCGACGACACCGGCGAGCGTCCGGTCGGCTTCGATCAGGAAAGCCAACTCGGTGAGCAGCCCATCCATACGTGAATCGCGCGTACTGGTATCCGGGTCTGCGACAAACAGTTCGATGGCCACCTGGTGCTGCCAGTGGTAAGTCAGTGGCGAGAGCGATACCTCGGGCTCGCCCATCTCGCCGTCGCGCAGAATCGTCATGGCGTGGTCCGCGATACGCTCGGGCAAGGCGGCGTTGCGTTTGACTACCGTGCCCAGTGACAACTGGCCGAGCACGGCGAACAAAGCACCGATGGCGTTCTCTCTTTGGCTCATGTGGCTGCCCCTTTGCGGTCGGCTTCATCGAAACGGTTGGCAATGCGCTGGGCCAGCGTGCTGACCCACCGGCGCGAACTGCGGTCGATGTCGAGTTTCTTCTTCAGGGTCACTTGGGGCACGAGCAGGAACATCGGGACCGTGACCAGCCCTCGGCCACTGGCTTGGGCCTTTTGTGAGGCAGCGGAGAAGCCGCCGCGTTGGCCTTGGCGGGCACGCTGGTTTTCTGCGACGAGCAGCGACGGTTTGCCCCGGCGGTAGATGAAACGCAGGCGCTGGCCACGCAGCTTTTCCCAAAGACCGGGGGTCATGCGTTTGCCGCGTGGGCCCTTGCCGGCAGCCGGCAGCGGGATCACCAGCCAGAATCCATCCTTGGAACGGATGGTGGCCCCCTGGTCATGCGCACCGACGATGACGGGCGCCCGGCTGTAGACGAGGCCCGCCGCCTTGATGCTCAGTTTGCCTTTTGGGTAAACCTCGCCGCGCCAGGTATTGGCCAAGCGCTGGCCCAGGCCCGCACCGGTGATCTGGCTGCGCAGCTCGGTTTTGAGGCCATCGGTCGCCTCCCGGATGGAATGCGTGACCGCCTGTTCGGCAATGCGCACCTCATCGGCCAGCATCTGGTCCAGATTGCCAGCAAGTGCCGCCATGAGCTTCACATCGGTGCTCCAGTCAACGTCCAAATCAAGCGATCTCGATCCGCCAAGGGCTCACCCACCACCTGATAGGTCTGGCCGGCAACGGTGAAACGATCGCCCTCGCGGGGAGATGCCACGTCACGAGCCATCACATCGAAGCGGTGGGCGGCCACCACCAGCCGGGTGTCGCCGAAGGACTCGACCACATCGGCCTGTTTGGCGATGAATCGCGTGGCGATCTCGCGACCATCGGCCAGCCGGTAGGTGCCGGGCACCCCCAGCCGGGCGAACAGGCGCAAGACCGCCCGCTCAAATGCAACTTGCATCGGATCAGGCGGTCAGCTTGATCAGCACGCCCGGGCGGTGACACATGGGCAGCGGGTTGCTCTGGGTGTGCAGGTCGGTGCCACGGTCGAACTGGCGAGGAGCCTGCTTGGCGTACAGCGACTGGCCCAGCGTGTTGACCGTCTCGTTGAAGTCAGCCGGGGCAAAGTAGGTGCCAAAGGTGTCGACCGTGCCAAGCGGGAAGGCATGGGCCTCGCCTGCGGCAATGAAGCGACGGGTGCCGAGATCCCCATTGGCTTGTAGGTAGGCGGCCTGGCCCCGATATTCCTCAAAGGTGACCCCGGCATAGGTGAAGCCCGAGCGCACGTCGTTGATCAGAACCGCACCTTGTTGCCAGTTGGTGTAGGCGGTCTTGACCTCCTTGTGGGTGGTCAGTGCCCGGAAGAATTCCGGCGAGCACAGCACATGCACGCCGGTCATGAATTCACCCTGCAGGGCGTCTTCGATCTTGGTCAGCAAGTCGTAGCAGTGGCCCTTGACCTCGCTGTTGGCATTGGCCAGATCAAAGTTCACCGACTGCGGCGTGATCTGGAATTCGGTGAACAGGTTGCTGATGACGCTGCCATCGGCATCCAGGATTTCACCCTTCAATGCACCCATACGCAGATGCTCGAGCGTGATGGCGTGCTTGTTGCGCATGGTCTCCAGGTGACGAGCGAGCACGCCGGAGATGGCCTCCATCTCGGTCTCGGAGCCGAAGGCACGGATGCCCTGGACCTCTTCGGGCAGGACCACATCGTCGTGCGGGATGTGCGGAATGACGAAGGAGCGCAGCTTGCGTTTGCCACGTTCACCGACCGTGCCGGGCGAGCCAGGCGGCTTGGTGGGCAGCAGGTTGAGCTTACCGGCGTACTCCTCCACGATGATCTGGCGGGTGCGCACCGGCTTGGCCGGGAACAGGTTCAAAGCCTCCAGGCGGCCATAGCGGTTGGGGATGAGGTTGATGGCGGCGGTGAGGCTGGCCATCGAGAATCCAGGGTTCAGAAACGGGTTGTTCATTCGAGGCTCCAAAAATGACGAAACCCGCGCAAGCCAGACGGCCAGGCGGGTTCGGGGATGAAAGACGGGCAGGTTTAGGACGTAGGTCAGGCGGATTCACGCACCAGCACACCGCGCTCGGCCAGTTGCTGCTCGTAGGCCATGCGCTGGGCGCCGGTGAGGGAAAGCGGCCAGACCAGCGCGGTCTTGGCCACGATGGCGTGGCGCACGATCAGGATGGCATCGCTGCGGTCGGCATTGGTGGCATCGATGGCGTTGGCGAGCACCCCGATTGCGGACTCGGTACCGTCTGTGGCGGCCGGGTCGATGGCGTAGTGCTTGCCATCGCTGGCGTTGCGGCCGAGTACCGTGCCCAAGGGCAGGTTCTGGCCAGTGGCGATGGTGGCGACGTCCCGAGAGTAGCGGTTGGGGGCTTCGTACTTCAACAGGTCGCCGAGGTTGTTTTGTTCGGTGATGGGGGTCATGGTTCAGTCCTTTCAGGTTCGGGTGCGTCAGGCCTGGGCCGTGAGCTTTTTGACAGCGGCCACGATCGGCGAGGCCTCCGGGCGGTCGAGGCTTTGGGTACCGGCATCCACGGTGATGGTCGAGCGGATGTCATCGGCCTCAGAACGTGCCGCACGGGCGTCAATCAGGACGCGCCGGACATCAGCTTCGGTCTTGCCCGTGGCGATGAACTCGGCCGCGCGGTCGGGGCAGCCGGCCAGCAGACAAACCTCGGCGATGGCCTGGGCAGCCTGGGTCACTTCGCGACGGGCTTCAGCAACCAGCACGGCGGCTTCGTCGGTGCTGATGGTGTCGGCGGTCTCGATCACTTTCTCTTCTTCATTCATGGTCATTTCCTTCTTCAAGGGTGCCGCCTCAGCACGGATGACGCCCCGCACCTGAGACGGCGGATGGTTACGGGCGTTGAGATACGAGTGGAATTCGCTGAGGGTGACCTCCAACGTCTGGAGGCCATCGGCCAGTCCTTGGGCCACAGCATTGCTGCCGAAGAAGAGTCCAGCCTCGGTGGCGCGCACGGCATCAACGTCCAGGTCTCGCATCGCAGCCACGTGCTCGGTGAAGATGGAATACAGCCGATCCACTTCGCCTTGCAGCTCGGTCTTGGCAGCATCCGACAAGGGCTCGTGAGGCGAGTAGTCGTTCTTGTGAGCACCTGCCGTGATGGCGGTGAACCGATAGCCGTCCTTGGCATCCTTGACCGATTGGTCGACATGCAGGGCGATGACACCGATGGAGCCGACACCTCCCGTCTCGGTCACGAACAGGCGCTGGGCGCTGGCGGCAATCGCATAGGCCGCTGAATACGCGGCATCGTTGGCCACCGCCCAGACGGGTTTCATGGCTGCTGCCTCGCGCACACGACGGGCCAACTCGAAACTGCCCGAGGCTTCGCCGCCCGGGGAGTCGATGTCGAGCAAGACGCCGCTGACATGGGGATCAGCCAAAGCGGCATCCAACATCGCGGCGATCTCGCCGTAGGACGTCAGGCCTGAGGCGGCTTCCATGCCCAGCGAGCGCTTGACCAGCGAGCCGTGGATCGGGATCACTGCGATGCCGTCAGGGGTTGCGGCTGCAGGCGGCCGTTGGTAAACGGCCATGTCCATGGAAGGGAGCGTGGGGACATCGGCCATACCGATGCGCTGCCCGACCACGGAGAGAATCACGTCCAGCTTGGGTCGGTGAATCAGCAGGGGCGTCCCGAACAGGCGGGAGGCAAGGTAAGTCATGGTTGGGTGTCCTGGTTGTTGGGTGACGCACCGCCAGACTCAGCAGTCTGTGATTCGTCAGTCTGTGGATCGCTTGGCTCTGTCGACACTGCAGCCAGCGCCTGGTCATGCCGGGCATCGGAGTCAAAGACCAAGCCCAGTGCATCGGCCCGGGCGTTATCGGCTGCGATCTCACGATCCACGTCTTCAGCGTCGTAGCCGTTGCCGGAGATGGCCTCGGATCGGCTCATGAGGCCCGCACGGATAGCCAACTTCATGGCGTTGAATTCCTTCTGCGGATCGACCCAGCTCCAACCCTGCGGAATCCACTTGGCGGCCTGGTACTGCCGCTTCTCTTTTCGGTAACCAGGCAACTCCAGTGCCCCTTCCAGCACTGCCTGGTCCATCCAGGCTCGCCAGATCGGCCGACACAGCTGGTGCACGATCACACCGTGCTGCAGGGCCTCACAGCGGCGACGAAACTCCAGCAGGCCCGCCCGGATGGAGGAGTAGTTCACCTGCGTCAGGTCCCCGGTGAGCATCTCGTAGGTGATGCCCATGGCAGCGGCCACCGCACGGAACTGTTGGCGCATGAATTCGGCGTACGACGATCCCACATCAGCAGGGGCTGAGAACTTGATATCCTCGCCCGGCTCCAGGATTTGTAGCGTGCCGGGCTCCAGGCCCGCGAGCGCCACACCGTTGGCGTCCGCCGCCGACTCACCCATCAGGTTGTCTTCTGGGGCCATGCGGGTGATGAAGCCGGCAAACATGGCGGCGGTTTTCTTGCGGACCAGCTCTGCATCGTCGTACTGGTCGAGTTCGTTGAGCTTCACGAGCGCCCGAGTGAGCCAAGGCTCGCCCCGTATTTGGCCAGGGCGCAAGGGGCGGAACAGGTGGATCACTTCACTGGCATCCACCCGCACCGTGTCCATGCCACTGCCGCCGGCACTGCTGGACATCGGTGCCAGCAGTCCATCATTGGGATGCGAGCGATACAGGTGATAAGCCACCCGGCGACCCAGCCGGTCGAACTCAATGCCGGAGCGGATGACGTTGCCACCGGGTAGATCGCGGTTCATGGTGGTTGGCAGGTGCTCGGCTTCCAGCACCTGGATCTGGAGCGCCACCGGCAGACCATCTTCGGTGCGGCGGTAACGCAGCCGGACCAGGGCTTCACCGCCTTCGAGCATGGCGCGAGTGGCCAGTGCCTGTAGGCCGTAGAGGTCGGTCAGCCCTGCTGCATCGGCCTGCTCGCACCAGTCCCACCACAGGCTGTGGATGGCTTCGCGCGTGGCCTGGTCTTGCACCATGCTCTGCGGCTTGATGCCGGTACCGATCGCGTTGGCCACAAAGGCTTCGATGCCGGCAGCCGCCCATGCGTTGCGTCTCACCAGATCACGACTCTTCGCTCGAAGTTCATCTTGGGCCAGCGACAGGGCTGCCACCGCACCTGGGTTGCTGGGCATCCAGGCCAGGGCACGGCGACCACCGCCGGTGCCGTCATAGACCGGCGTGCCGCCGAACATTCGGCGACGCAGACTTTTGAACCAGGCCATCAGAGTGCCTTGCTCGTGGCGACACGGATCTGGCGCGATTTGGGTGCGCCGGATTCACGGGCCATGGTGGCTTCTACCTCTGCAATCGCCGCCTTCAGATCGGCCACGCTGCGGTACTCGATGCTTTTGCCCTCGTAGGTCACGCGGTGTTCGCCGCTGGCCAGAGCTTCGCGCAGGGCCTGCAGGTGTTCTGGTGTGTAGGTCATGCTTATTTGTTCACTCAAGTCATCCATCGGCTGCGCACCACGCGCCGAGCGGGCGCTGGCGTGCTGCCAGAAGTGCTGAGGCCACCGTCGAATCGCTGTTCTTGGGTGGTCTCGGGG